ATTGTAAGCTTGAAAAGCGGAATGAGTCTTGCCGACCAAGACTATCCGGAGCGCGTCGAAAATCTACGGTTTCTATCGCGGGTTCGGGATGGGAAACAATATGATCACATCCTAAACTCCTTTTCTCAAGAGCGAGACGGGAATGGGCGGTACATCAAATTATACAACCGCCGTCCGTCCGTCCGAACTAATTTGTGTCGCGTCGTCGTAGACGACTCTGTTGCACTCTTATTTGGCGACGGTCGTTTTCCTCTCGTTCACGCAAAACAGAAAAAGACTCGGCAGGTTATAAAGACGCTTATATCCGAGTCACAACTTCCGCAGATAATGAACGCCGCAGCGATTAAAGGGAGCATCGGATCTGTCGCGATATTAATGCGCGTACTTGGAAGCAAAATATATTTTGAGGTCAAAGAATCAATTTATTTAACACCGATATGGGCACCCGACGCACCCGACACTCTAATTAAGGTAGTTGAAAAATACAAGATCCATTCGACCAGGCTAATAGCTCTTGGATACACTTTACCCGACGAAGGACTGTACTGGTTTCAACGTGAATGGAACGACACTGCTGAACTCTGGTATCATCCGCAAAAAGTCCAAAATGCTGGTATCGGCATCGCACCTGCAATTGATAGTACGCGCAGCGTAACTCACAATCTAGGATTCGTTCCTATGGTATGGATTCAAAACCTGCCGAGCGGAGACGAAATTGATGGAGAATGTACATTTGAGAGTGCGATATCAACTGTGATAGAAATTGACTATCAACTATCCCAGGCAGGTCGTGGACCAAAATATGCGTCAGATCCCACGCTACACATCAAGGAACCCGCCGTCGGTGAAAATGGCGAGGTAATACGATCTGCTTCAGAAGCAATTGTCGTGTCAAAAGATGGCGATGCCAAGCTACTCGAGATTGGAGGAACAGCGTCGCAAGCTGTCGTAGACTACGTGCGATGCTTACGCGAGGTTGCGCTCGAGTCGATACACGGGAACCGGGCGAACGTTGACAAGCTCAGCGGCCCCCAAAGCGGGCGAGCGCTCGAAATGATGAACCAGGGATTGATCTGGCTTGCGGATCGGCTCCGTATTACCTACGGTCAATATGCGCTGCTCGGACTAATCAGACTCGTTTGTAAAGCATCTGAAAAAGGTCCAATATTTATTGGTGGCGAACCTGTTGCCCATCTCGATGCTCACGGCCTCTCACTTCTTTGGCCGCGGTTTTTCTCGCCAACCTATAACGAGAAGCTACAAGAGGCACAGGCATACTCAACGCTCCGTGAACGGGGGCTTATCTCGCGCGCACGAGCGGTTGCAAAAATGGCTCGCGACAACGATGTCGACGACATCGACGACGAGCTAAAAAATATTGACAGTGGCCTGACGGCCGATGATGCCCGGCTAAGGCGACAAAACGCTAAGACGCAAAATACAGAGTCACTCTAGCTACAAGGATCACAAGTGCAATCAGAGCTTCTTCACGTCATTACGTGCGTCTCAAATCCACTGAGGTGGAAAAGTCGAATTCGACTTTATCGGGAATTTGAAGAGCACATGCTTGCCTCCGGCGTTAGGTTAACCGTTGTGGAATGCGCTCTTGGAGAACGGCCGTTTGAGATTGATTCAAACACGAACGTGCATCATGTCGGCGTCCGTAACAATACCTTCACGTTCAACAAAGAATGTTTACTCAACATCGGAATTCAAGCAGTGATGCGCCTCGATCAGGACGCAAAATATATCGCAACGCTGGACGCGGACATTAAATTTCGACGCAAAGAGTGGGCGGAAGAAACGGTTCATGCACTACAAAGGTTTGAGGTTGTTCAGCCGTGGGTTACCTGTTACGATTTAGGTCCTCACGACGAACACTTAGATGTCCATCATAGTTTTTGTGACCTCTGGATGCATCAGAAGCCCATCGTTCAGGGGCCAAACGCAAAATACGGGCCATACAAATTTGGACATCCTGGATACGCATGGGCGTGGCGTCGGAGCGCGCTAGCTTCCGTCGGCCTCCTAACAACGACCGCAATTTTGGGCGCCGCGGACCACCATATGGCCCTCGGCTTAGTTGGACGGGTGGGCGAATCCGTGCCAGGCACCCTAACGCAGGGGTACATCCGGCCGCTACTACAATGGCAAACCCGCGCGGCGCGCTTAGGTAAGAATATCGGTTCGATCCCAGGAACCATAGAACATCAGTTTCATGGACCCAAGGTGAAAAGGCGCTATGTGGAGCGATGGGAGATACTACATAAATGGCAATTTAATCCAGAGACCGACTTAATGACAAATGAATATGGCGTCGTCGAACTTTCTGGAAACAAGCCGGGCTTACGGATGGACATCGAGCGATACTTTAGCGAGCGTGATGAAGACGCAAACGTTGTCAACTGACTAGGAATAGCAAATGCCAATGTCCGATAACGCGTCGCCAACGGATGAAGCCAATGATGCAAGGGACGACATGTCATTGCAGCTTAAGATGTTGACATCTCAGCTTAAGACTGCTCAGTACCCTGACATAAAAAGCTTCTTGACTAATGTACTCCGTGCATCTGAAGCAACTCTTTCAGAACTTGATTCCGCGAAGGCTGATATCAGAGCGCTTCAACAACAGCTTGATAAGGCTCAGGCTGATTCCATTGCGTCTGACGAAGCAAGCAAAATGGCAACTCGCACGGCATTAATGTTATCTGTTAAGGCCGCTGCGAAAGCTGCGGGAGCAATTGACGCCGATGACATTCTTCGGTTTGTTGATTTTAGTAAGCATGACGTAAATCAGCTTAGTGAAACAGATCACGACAAAGTTATCGAACTTCTAAAGCGAGATAAGCCACACTTGTTTGGCAAGCTCACCACTTCGGCAACGGCTCGAGCGCCAAAGGCTGATCTTGGTAGTATCCGAAGCGCACTTGAAATGACCCCGGCCGAATATAAAGCTGCAAAAGCGCGGTTCGTAAAGCGATCAAACTGACACCTCTCGCAAAACATCGTCCGCGTCATCGCGTGCTTTCTGTACTTGTATCACAATGTTCGTAAAGCCACTCGATACGAGCGTGTGTTCGTATTGGTTTCGTACTTACATATCGAAATGCTGCAGCGGCCAAGAGTTCTAATGAGTAATTATTATCTACCTAGGAGTATCGTGTCATAGGCATCAATAACTTTCCTGCTGCCCTTCAACCCATAATCCAGCAGAACTTTCTTGAGCGGGAGTTTCAGGATAGCCTCCAAGCGAAGCTAGGTTTTCGCGCGGTCGCTGACAGGGTAGACTTTCCGAATGGTGTTGGCGAGACGATTACTAAGACTCGCGCCGGTTTGCTTCAGATTCCTAATGCTCCGCTGGCACCGGCCATCAACACCAACTTCGATAATGGGCTTTCGTCGCAGAACTGGAGCGTCGAGCAATATACGCTTACAATCAACGAATACGCAGCTACGATTGACCTTAACACCGTTTCTGAACGGGTCGGGCTGGCAAGTCAGTTTTTGATGAATGCGTCGCGGCTCGGCGAGCAGGCATTTCGAAAGCTCGACACGCTTGCGTTAAATGCGCTGCGTGATGCCTATATGGGCGGAAATACCGCCGTTAAATCAACCCTCGGCAGCGCCGGGACCACCATTCACGTCGATGATGTTCGGGGATTTCAATCAACATTTAACTCCGTTGGTCAAGTAGTTGCAGTAAGCGGATCGAACACGGTTTCGGTAACTGTCGGATCTGATTCCTACACCCTTATTGGAAGTTCGCTAGATGTAACTAATGTAAGCTCCTGCGCTGTGCAAGGTGGAGTTTCTGGCTCCTTGACCTTTTTGCAAAACGTTACGGTAAGTGACGGCACCGCGGGGAACGCGGTTATCTCCGCGATTGCGCCGACGATTCTTCGTCCTAACGGGCGTTCGACAACAGGCGCGTTGCAGCTCGGTGATACACTCCTGATGGTTGGAAGTATCCTTAGGGCTGCGACAACAATGCGCGACAATGCGGTTCCCGATATCGATGGATGTTACAACTGTTATCTGTCTAATCGACAACTTCAGGGATTATTTTCGGATCCCGAATTTCAAGTGCTCTTTCGGGGAGCTTATCAGTCAGCGGAATACCGACAAGGCAGCGTATGTGAGCTAATGGGAATTAGGTTTGTTCCGGTGAATAACGTGGTGGCTCCACAGATTGTCGCCGGAAATAATGTTTATCGCGCCATCGTCTGTGGACAAGGTGCACTAATTGAAGGGGACTTCGCCGGTCAGGATGACAACGACACTCCAGGAAATATTGGGATTAAGAATGTCGTGGATGGAATTACCATGATAACTCGCGAACCGATGGATCGGCTTCAGGAGATTATTGCGCAGTCCTGGAAGTGGATTGGTGGCTTTTGCGTGCCGTCAGACACCACTGCTAACCCGACGGTCATTCCGACCGCTACAAACAGCGCATTTAAGCGTGCGATTGTCGTCGAAAGCCTATAGGCCATCCTTGGCGCGGCGTTCACCTTGTCAAGGAGAGATAAGTTGCCGGGTCGCTCTATTGCCACTTCTGAGAAATTGGTAGGCGCGAATTTTAGTGTACCCTCTTGTATACGGCTTGCGGAAGCATTCGGATTTATTGACGAGTTAGGAGAC